AGAAGAATCTGATATCTGCCTACTTCTCAGTGATCGGGCCAAGAAAGATGCTGATGCCCCACGAAGGCCCGTGGTGTGGGATACTCAGAGTGCATCTGGGTCTTGATATACCAACCGAAGGCAAAGGTTGTGTGTTGGTGGTGAACAAGCAAGAGTATCGGTGGGAAGAAGGCAAAGCAGTTGTCTTTGATGACACCTACGAGCACATGGCGGTAAACATGACTAACCGTGACAGGGTGGTTTTGTTTCTGGACTACATGAGACCGCTTCCTGCACCGCTAAGTTGGCTGAACCACTTTGTGGTTTATATGGCACGATTCATGGACTATTTCAAAGAGCCGATAAAACGGCACAAGGAATGGGAAAAGACATTTTATAAGGACGCTGCTTGATGGCTTTCCTGCAAAGCAATATCCCGTACTTCAAGTGCTGGGTGAGGAAGGAATACACACACAACCACATCAAGTATCACGGTGAGTTCATACACGCGATGGCAGTCGCTGTAACAACAATGCCGTGTCGTAGCTTGAGCTTTCAGATGATATTCACTGGAGCAGAGACCTACGATGACGATGATGAGCCGAACGTACACGGCGGTGCGATGTGGGCAAGGATGCCGATTACAGGGTTGGTAGCAGATACTCCGCTAGAAGAATGGCCTGAACCGATGCCAACGTGGGCCGCTCAACCGTGGGATTGTAGTTCGCGGGAGCATTCGGTATATGTCTTGGATCGTTGTACGCCTTGCCCCTGGCTTGCTAAGATCGATGGCGATATGTATCCAGCTAGGTATATGTTCACAGTGGATTACACTGACAACGAGATAGCTGATGACCCTGCACAACACAAGCAGAGTCATGTTATGGAGCTTTTAGATGCTGGTAAGTGGACGGGGAACATCGTTGCTTTGCCCAACAATAGGGTTAGAGTGACACATCCGGCATGGTTTGAGACAGGCGAAGGTGCCCCAGATTTTAGACCATCCCAGCACATTCATTACAGTAAGTCCGATCTGGACTACACGCTCGATGTGAATCAGGTGTTCGATAATCTTTATTCAGAGGAATGATCATTGTTCAAGAAATTGCGAAGAAAGATTAAGAAGGTATCCAAAAAGAAATCATTCTCTGATCCAGTTAAGAATGAGGAACTGATGTCGGCTTTAAGTTATAAATCTAGCGGTGGAAAAGTTATGAAAAAGAAGTCTAAAGGTATGGCTGGTGGCGGGAAAATGAAAGCTAAAGGCTATATGGCTGGCGGCAAAATGAAAGCTAAAGGCATGAGTGCTGGTGGCAAGATGCCTATGGTGAAGAAGGGCGGTGAGATGGTTCCCGCTTTTGCTGCTGACGGTGTTGGCAAAATGATGGGTGGCGGCAAGACTGGTGGCATGAAGGTTAGCCCAAAGATGATGGCTAACGGTGGTGTCGCTAAAGTGCAGATGAGAGAAGGAGGCAATACAGTTGCCCGTGGTTCTGGTGCGGCCCGACCTCAAAAGTTCACGAAGAACGGATAGATGGCTATTGACCGCCCTTTGGCTACGCCAGAGTCGATATTTTCTCAGGGAGAAGGTAACGAACCTGATCTAGAGATAGAGATTGTTAATCCTGAGTCGGTATCTATAGAGACCGAAGACGGCGGGATGATCATCGACTTTGATCCAGACATGGTGCCAATGGGTGCGGAGTCACACGATTCCAACCTAGCCGAGTTTATTGATGATGGTGATCTTTACGGCATTGCTTCTGAGCTTGTCGGCTCCTTTAAGTCCGATAAAGAAAGTCGCGCTGATTGGGAACGAACCTACATTGAAGGCTTGGATCTGCTTGGGCTGAAGCATGAAGATCGCACTACCCCTTGGGATGGTGCTTGTGGTGTGTTTCACCCACTGCTAACCGAGTCAGTGATTAAGTTTCAGTCTCAGGCGATACAAGAGTTGTTCCCAGCGAGTGGGCCTGTAAAGACCTCGGTGGTCGGCACAATTACTCCTGACAAGGAAAGCCAAGCGAATCGGGTTCAAGATTATCTGAACTACCTGTTAACCGAGAAGATGACTGAGTATCGGCCTGAAACCGAACGCATGTTGTTCTCTTTGCCGTTGGCGGGTTCTGCTTTTCGTAAGGTTTACTACGATCCCAATATGGGACGCCCTTGCAGTATGTTTGTTCCGGCAGAAGACTTTGTTGTTAGCTATGGTGCCTCAGACTTATCAACGTGTGAGCGATACACACATGTGATGAAGCGTAGCGCGAATGAGATTCGTAAGCTTCAGGTTGCAGGGTTCTACTTAGATGTAGACCTGCCAGCGGCTGCTCCTGATTACGATGACATAGAACGTAAGTACAACGAGCTAACCGGCGACTCAGCCAACTACGACATGGACTACCGGCACACCATCTTAGAGATGAATGTCGATCTAGACCTTGTAGGGTTTGAAGATACGAACAAAGGTGAGCCTACCGGCATCATGTTGCCGTATGTGGTGTCGATTGATCTGTCATCTCGCACGATACTGTCAATACGCCGTAACTGGTATGAGAGCGATGAGCGCAAATTGAAGCGTGATCACTTCGTTCACTATCAGTATATGCCTGGTTTAGGCTTTTATGGCTTTGGTTTGATCCACATGATCGGTGGATTGGCTAAGTCAGCGACCTCTTTGCTCCGTCAACTGGTTGATGCAGGCACACTTGCTAACTTACCAGGGGGCTTGAAGGCTAGAGGTCTACGAATTAAGGGTGATGACACCCCGATCATGCCTGGTGAGTTCCGAGATGTGGACGTTCCTGGCGGATCAATCAAAGAAAACATCAGTTTTCTGCCCTACAAAGAGCCAAGTACTGTTTTGTACCAGCTTATGGGCGACATTGTTGAGGAAGGTAGACGTTTTGCCTCGGCGGCAGACGTAAAAGCAGCGGATATGAACGCTGAAGCACCTGTTGGCACCACCTTAGCGATACTAGAACGCTCTATGAAGGTGATGAGTGCTGTTCAAGCGCGACTACATGCCTCTATGCGTAGTGAATTACGACTATTATCCAACGTTGTGCGTGATTTTGGGCCTGAATCGTACCCATACGACGAAGAAAACAAGCCAATGGTGGCTGAAGACTTCGATGATCGGGTAGATATCATCCCAGTTAGCGATCCAAACGCCGGAACGATGGCTCAACGCATCATGCAGTACCAAGCTGCGCTGCAATTAGCGCAACAAGCGCCAGAAATGTACGACATGCCGCTATTACACCGGCAAATGCTGGAAATTTTGAACATTCGGGACGCAGATAAGATCGTTCCAACGGATGATGACCAAGAACCGACTGATCCGATCACTGAAAACATGAATATGATCAATGGTAAGCCCGTTAAAGCGTTTGCCTACCAAGATCACGAAGCTCACATCCAAGCACACAGAGCGATGGCAGAAGATCCCAAGGTTATGGAGATCATGTCCAAGAGTCCTAATGCAAAGAAGGCTATGGCAGAGCTTGCCGCCCACGTTCAAGAGCATTTGGCGTTCCAGTACCGGCTTGAGATCGAAAAGCAGCTTGGATTCGAGTTGCCTCCTCCTGGAGAGCCGTTGCCTGAAGATATTGAGTTCAGAATCTCTAGATTGGCGGGTCAAGCCGCCGAACAGTTGAAGGGTTCTAATCAACAACAGGCTCAACAGCAGAAAGCGCAGCAGCAATCACAAGACCCCATCATTCAGATGCAACAAAAAGAGTTGCAAATCAAGGAGATGGAAGCACAAACTAAGGCTCAGTCCGAAATGGGCAGATTACAGCTTGATGCTCAGAAGGCTATGGCTAGAGCAGACCTTGATCAGCAACGACTGGATCAACAAGCAGAGATTGAACAGGCAAGGCTTGGTGTGAAGATTGCTGAGCAAGAATCTAAAGACCAAGTAGAAGGTTTGAAGGCTGGTATACAGATAGCGAAAGAAGTGTTTGATGAATAACGCTTCTCAGAATGTATTTGATTACATGAGAGAACACTTACGGGTTCAAATGAACGAGTATGCAGATCATGTAAGCGGCGGGGCATGCAAAGACTTCAACGAGTACGCAAAGGTATGCGGAATCATTGAGGGACTGGCCTTAGCTGAGCGAGAAATTCTAGACTTGAAGTCAAGATTCGAGTCTGAATAACGCCGCATAAAGCGGTGCAAGCGACTCTGGACGCTTTTTTCCAGTGCAGAAGGTAATACTAATGTCTGAAGCATTAGCGCAAGGTGAGGTGGGATCGGTCTCGATTTCTCCAGAGCCAGTAACCGAGGACAACGAGCCTCGCTCGGCGCAGCAGTTGCCGGAACCGAAAGGTTATAAGCTGTTAATCGCTCTACCTGAGCCTGATGAAATGACTGAGGGAGGCATCTTAAAAGCTGCCAAAACTCTGCAAGACGAAGAGGTAGGGTCTATTGTCGGCATGGTTCTGAAGCTCGGAGCAGATGCTTATAATGACCCTAAGCGATTCCCTTCCGGCGCTTTGTGTAAGGAAGGCGACTGGATTCTGATGCGTTCTTATTCAGGCACTCGATTCAAGGTGCATGGTAAGGAGTTTCGATTGATCAACGATGATTCTGTTGAAGCAACTGTAGAAGATCCAAGGGGGATTATTAAGGTATGAGTGAAGCACAAATGGAGCCGGAAGCTCCTGAAACAACTTCCGCAGAAGAAAAGTTCTTTGGCGTCCGTACACAGATCGGTAAAAGCCGAGATGAGGTGTCGCCAGATTCGGATATAGAACTTGAAATCGTTGATGACCGTAGCGCAGAAGATCGTCGGCCTCCAAAGTCTGGAGCGTTATCTGATGATGAAGACGATG